CAAGAGGCTCTTGACCAAGACACTTTTGACGAGGCTGTTGAAGAGCTTCGTCGTTTGGGTATCACTGTGAATCTGGACAGACTTCCTCTTAAACCTAATGGACAGCGTGAAGTCATTGACCAAGAAGAGGTCAAACCAAAGAATCCGACTATTGTGACTAAGCACCTTGACAGGATGTTTGGTGACATATTAAATTCCGATATGACTGACCGCCAAAAGGTCATTGCCGCACTTCGGCGTATCACCAAGATTGAGAATTATATTCACTATCAGATAGGTGAAAAGCCCTCGGCAGAAGAAATGCGGTTTTACAGATATGTTCTCAGGGGTCTTTCTAATCGTCAGTATTCTTTAGTTCTTGATGATTACCTTAATGGAAGACCTGTTGGTTCTTCCGTTCCTGTTCTTTTAACGGGTCGCCCTCAAATGTCCCATATTGAGGTCATTGATAACAGTGCTTATAATGCTTCGGTTCGTGCTAATGCCACTGTTGCCGTTCGGTTTATGGGTACGCTCCTTAATGCCGTCAGAGGTTATGACAAGGACGTTCCTCTAAAACTTGAAGAGCTTTCTCTTGAAGGTGCTTCGGGAAGTCATAAAGAGCTGGGTAACTATCGAGGACTTATGACCTCTTTCCTTCCTGATGGGACTATGCAAACAGGAGCAGGTATCACCCTGACGGGTACACTCACTACTACTATTACCGCTAAAAACACAGGGTTTCACCCCACTACTGACCGAAGCCGCTCTATTCTTTCACATGAGTTCGGTCATTACCTGCAAGATGTTATTTACACCAAAGGTTCTAATGGTGGTCTCCCTGCGTCTGTTACCAGCTCCAACAGGTTTAAGTTCTTTTCAGCCGGGGACGTTCAGATGACCTATGAACAGGCAGGTAATCCTCTTCGTAAGACCTTAACTCAAGGTGTCAGCGGTTATGCTCAGAGGAATTATCGTGAAGCCTTTGCAGAGGCCGCGTCCGCATATATTATGGGTGTTACTCCCACACAGGGGAAGGAATACTACAACGAATTTAAGACCTTCATGAGTGAGGTAGGACTTGCTCACCTTGAGGGCCTTGGAAGAAAGTGAGGTAAAATGTCATGACGTATGGTCAGCCTAAATGTAACGGGTGCAAGTTTTTTGTGTCCCCGCCCAAAGGCATTGGCGGCAGGGCCGAGTGTACCGCTTACAAGAATGGGTGTCCCGACCGTGTGTACTTTGAGGGCGGTTCCTGCTCCAAGTACACCTCTGGGAAGAAGCCCACGGTAAAGAAGTCCTCCCGTCGCAAGTGAGGATTTGACAACTTAATCAGGCCATATTATAATAAAGCCATACTCCCTCAAGAGTATGACTTTATTGTTTTTATGAAAGGAAGTGATTTCAGTGGCGAGAAGTGCTATTGACGGCCCTGCTATGGAGAAGACCACCATCACCGCTCCCAAGGTCTTGATGGACAGACTGAGTGTTCACGTCCGCAAGAACGGCGATAACCAGTCCAACTTCATTACACGGGCCATCGTCAACCTTCTTGAGAATGAGGGAGACATCACCATCCGTTCTGAAATGGAGGCAGGAAGTAATGGCTATTAAAAAGCCCACCAAAAAGACCCCTTCTCCGGCACCTGTCGAGAAGAAGGTCAAGTCCGACCCCGCCCGTGACCGCAAGCTCCAAGGTGTCATCGACCAGTGCAACAAGAAGTACGGCGAGAATAGTCTGATTCGGGGATTCCCAAAGCCCTCCGAAGACCATGACGATGACTGGTACACCGTCCAGCGGTTTAGCACCTCCATCCCGTCCCTCGACATTGCCCTCGGTGGTGGTCTCCCTGTGGGACGCTATATCGAGATTCAAGGTGCTTTCTCTTCGTGGAAGACCACCATCACCCTCCACGCCATCCGGGAGTTCCAGAAGAAGTTCGGCAAGACCGTGTTTCTGGGTGACGCAGAGGGAACCACTGACGGGCCGTATCTTGAGCAGTTGGGTATCGACCCTGACCTCCTGCTGTACAACCCCAGCGCGGGTCTCGAAGAGATGACCCAGATGATTTTAGACCTCATGGACAACCCCGACATCAAGTTGGCGGTCATGGATAGCATCGAAGCACTCATTCCCACCAAGGAGTATGAAAGCTCCATGGACGAGACCTTCCAGATGGGTGTCCGTGCTAAATTGCTGGGTGAGTTCTTCCGCAAGTTCCAGGCCAAAAACAACAAGCTCCGCCGCTCTGGTGAGATGCCTTTCACCGTCATTGGTATCAATCAGCTCCGTGATAAGATTGGTGCTTACGGCAATCCCGAGTTCGCCCCCGGAGGCCGCGCCAAGGACTTTGCCCAGAGCGTGTGTGTCCGTTTCCGCAAGGGTGACACTCTCGTTGAGGGGACGGGCGACAACAAACATCAGATTGGTCAAGTCGTGAAGTTTAAGGTCGAGAAGAATAAGACCTTCCCCGCTGGTCACAGTGGTGAGTTCGATATGATTTCTGAGGATGACAACAGCATGGGTATCGCCCGTGGCTACTGTGATGTGCCTCTGTCCATCATCCTTGAGGCCATGTCCTTCGGTCTCATTGAGCGTTCTGGTGCCTACTTCTACCTGACCTCTGACCCGTCCAATCGGTTCCAAGGCCGTGACCGCCTTATCGACTATATCAAAGCCCATGAGGACATCGTGCATGACCTTGAGCGGCAGATTCTTGAGCTGATGACGAAGGGGTGATGACCTGTGCCTAAACCGCCGAAGAAGCGGGAGAAGAAACCCATCTTCACCAGAGGCTACAAGGAATGCCGCTCCAAAGTCAACTCCGGGTCTAAGTTCGTGAGGTCATGCTTTAATTGCGCCTACTTCTACCAAGAACATGGTGACACAGAAGAAGTGTGTCAGAATACGGACGTGATTGAGTATGACATGATAGTGGAGGGCAACACCATCTATTGCCTCAAGTGGAAACCCTCTGCTGTCAGCGCGGAAGACCCGAAGAGTGCGTTTAAGAGAGGAAGAGGTGTGTTAGATTGAGCGACAAGAATGTGGTGGAAATCCTGTTCAAGAACGGTTCCACCATTCGTTTTCACTGTAACACCTTCAAGGTAAAGTCCTTGAACGGTGAGATGACCGGGTATGAGTACACGGGTGTTCCTGCCGATGAACAGGTACTTTTCCTCAACATTCCCGACATCGACTGTGTAAGGGGTGGTGCCGGAAAGTGTTGACTGACAAACGCCGCTCCCAGAAGCAGGAGAAGTCTGTGGCGAAAGCCTTTAATGCCAAGACCACTCCTGCCAGCGGAGCAAAGTGGGGACAGAAAGCCGATGTCCGAAACGAGGACTATCTCATTGAGTGCAAGACCACCCAGAAGGACTTTTACACCATCACCACCAAGGTGTGGGAGAAGATTCGCACCGAAGCCATTAAAGACCACGGGCGTATTCCCCTGCTGGTCATTGACCTGCGCGATAAAGACCGCTATGTGGTGTTCCGTCCGCAGGACTTTGACCACAAGGTCAACACCTATGAGTGTGCGCCCCACGTCCACGGAGGCTTTAAGTCCTTCAAGTTTAATGGGTACAGTGTCCTTCATGTTCCCATCCTGTTTTCCCTCAAGTCGGACAAGATGAACGTTCATAACCACATCTTGATGGTCATGTCCTATCTTGACTTCAAGATTGCATTTGGTGACATCAACGTATAGGAGGTCAATATGAAACTTGCTGATTTGCTGTCCAAGCCTCTCGCGGAAGTCCTTACCAGCGGGGATTTGGAGCTGAGAGAGTTTAAGCCCCACACCAATGAGAGCGGGGAAATCCAGTGTGTGGAGTTGAAGTACGTCCCCAAAGGTCTGACCCGTGATTCTGACCTTTTCCCAGTTCCTCCGGCTTTCCGTTCTCAGAAGAGGTGATGTGACGTGGCTCTTAAAGATATGTTCTCCGCTATGCGCAAGGAGGGTCTTGTCACTGGCCCTCTTGAGAAGTGGCTCTTTACCCAAGCCAACCGCCCGAATGACCGGGCAATCAATGTCAACGCTCCCTCACAGGCCGGAAACTGTCTTCGCGCCAACTACTACATGAGAACGCAAGCCGAAGGTGATGTGAGTATTGACCCGCGCACCCAGCGTATTTTCGACAATGGCACACACGTCCACCTGCGCTTGCAGGGTTATCTCATTGAGATGGGTCTGCTGATGATGGATGAAGTGCCTGTCCTCGAACCTCGGCTGAACATTCAAGGACACACCGATGGTCTTCTTGACCTGTCCGATGACGAGGTGGCTGTCCTTGAAATCAAGTCCATCAACGACAATCAGTTCCAGCAGTTAAAGGACGCAAAAGACGAGCACAAGAAGCAGGGTCTCATTTACCTGTATTCCCTTGAGCAACGCCGCCTGTGGCTCCATGAGCACTACACCACCGAAGCGGAGTTTAATGCGTCCTATAATGATCGGCACACCTATTTTAAGCAGTTCTACCAGCACATGAAGTCCGGGCGAAAGTACACCCGTGAGCAGAAAATTGAGAATGAGGTCATGCTGAATCTGTTGGCGGACAACATTCTCTTCCACACCTCCAAG